GTGATCATGGGCATTGGATCTTATGTGCTTCCTGGCAAGCAAATCGCCAATCGCGTGAAGATTTCAGCAGGGTCCATTGTCCGCCATGACTTCAAAGGGCCAAAGCACGAAGGCATTGTGCTGCAAGGCAATCCGGCGGCGCCCAGATGAACGCAGAACTATTAGCCGCAGCGCTTGGTAACGCCAAGCGTTATAAGAGGGGGTGGCTTGCGTCTTGTCCTGTACCTGGGCATGGCAATGGCAAGGGTGATAGGCATCCATCGCTTGCGATCACGCAACTCGGTGAGAAGTTTTTATTCAAGTGCTTTGGCGGGTGCGATCAGGAGGATGTGTTTGCCGCCATAAAACCGCACTTGCCTAATTCGTTGAACTGGAACCGCCCGCTAGTTGCGCGTGATCCTTTATCGGGTATCAGACCGATTGTGCCGCCAACGATGAAAGAAGTGATGGCGTGGGATTACATCGATGAGAACGGTGAAGTCACAGCGCAAAAAGTAAGGTATGACGTTGAGGGTGGTGGCAAGACGTACCGCCAGTACCACCTGATCAATGGCGAGCGGGTGCCAACGATCCGTAATTGGACGCCAATCCCGTTTGGCTTACCGCTCATGATCGCAAGACCCATGGCGCCGGTATTTGTAACGGAGGGCGAAAAGGCCGCTGAGTTTTTGGTTGGCATGTTCGATGTGGTCGCCATATCGGCGCACGCGGGGTCGAGCGAATGGCCTGCTGCCATAACGCCATGGTTTCATGGTCGATTAGTGGTTGTGCTGCCCGATAACGACAGACCTGGTTGGAAGTACGCCAAGCGTGTCGTTAGGGACTTGCAGGGTGTAGCGCAAGCGATCAAGGTTGTTGATTTAGCCGATGACGAGTCAGCGATTGGCGACGACGCTGAAGAGTTTATCGGGCGAGGGTTTGCGTTCGAGGAGTTCGCCAAACGTGTAGCCGACGCTAAAGTGGTTGAGGACTTCGAGGACGTTGTGCCGCCACAGCGATTAGTGATTGATGAGAAAGCCGAGACGGAACCCGAATCCGTTGTGCCGGAAAAGGAACCGTTTGCCGAAGTGGTTGAAGCACAAGAAGCGCAACGCTACAGGGTTGAGATGTGGCGTGACGCGAAGGATGAGCCGGTTAAGTGGTTGGTGGATAGGATTGTGCCTGAGAAGGGATTCATGGCGCTTTATGGGCCGCCAGGCACGTTCAAATCGTTTATCGCGCTGCACTTAGCCGCCATGATCGCCAGTGGGGATTCGTGGCTGGCGCACGAAGTGCCGCAAGCCGGTGAGGTCTTATACATTGCAGGTGAAGGTCATGGCGGTATTGGGACAAGGATTTCAGGGTTACGCCACGCGTATGAGCTTAAGGACATACCCGTTGGCGTGATTAGGTCACAAGTGAACCTACGATCATCCGATCAGGATTTTGCTGACTTGATAGCCGCCATAAGAGCGTCCGAAATCCAGCGTCCGAAATTGATCATTATTGATACCTTAGCCCGCGCCTTTGGCGGCGGCAACGAGAACGCGTCCGAGGACATGGGCAGTTTCATCAGTAACTGTGGACGCCTGCAAGAAGCCACGGGCGCAGCGCTCTTGGTTGTCCACCATAGTGGCAAGGACGCCTCATTAGGTCTGCGTGGTCATTCCAGCTTTTTAGGTGCGGTGGATACGCAGATTGAGATTACCCGCCATACCGATCAAATGTCAGGCACGCTGAAGGTAACCAAGCAAAAGGATGGCAAGGACGGTGTGGAGATTCATTTCTCCATGGAGACAGTGAACTTTGATCAGCAGGAATCGGATGAAACGCATGAAACGTCAGCCGCCAAGCTAAACCTGGGATTTGAGGATGACTTAGCCAACACGTTAGTGGTTAAGCCATTCGAGGGTGATTTACCCGATGGCGTTGGCTTTAGACCGCCACAAAACGCAAAGCCAAACGCAGGGCGAGGTAAGCACCAATCGATGGGCAGGGAAGCGCTCCGCCATATTGTGAAGACGGAAGGGCAATACCAGATCGTTCAAGGGGAACGCCATCGCGTGGTGACGTTAGAGCGTTGGCGGGATGAGGTGTACGCCAGGCTAGGGAACGATGTGGAGGAAAGCGATAAGAGGAAGCGTTGGAAGGAAGTGAAGGACAAGTTAGTTGAGCTTGAGTTTGCCGCCATAAGAAACGATTTGGTGTGGATCAAGCCGATTAATCAGGAAGGATTTTGATGTTAAGCGTCCGAATGTCCGAAAGTGATGTTTTAGCGTCCGAATTAGAGTGTCCTAAAGTCGATGTTTTGTCCTTTAAGCGTCCGAAAACGCGTACTAAGTTGTCCGAAAGCGTTGTAGAACAAGAAGTGAACGCGTCCGAAATGTGTGTGTGTCTGAAAGACACACATTCGGACGCTTCAATGTTTCGGACGCTTGATGTTTGATGTGTGATTTGTAGAGAAAGGATTTGGGTTATGGCGGCAAAAGATAAGCGCGGAAAGGTAAGAGATGGTTTATATGGCGGATCAGAGGATCGGTTGAAGAATCCTTTTGAAGAGGATGATCCGATTATGTTGGCGATGAATAGTGTGGCGGTCAGTGTGATGAAGAGGAAACGTGAGGCGGATAAGGTTTGGGGATTAGATCGTTTGGCGGAACTTGTGAGCGAGGAAACGCGGTTGCGGTTTTGGAAGCAGCTATGGCGGTGTAGAGATGCGCGGAAAGCGAGAGATGTTGAGGCGTATAGATCAGCGTGTGGCGGAATGATGCGAGCGTTTGACGTGTTGGAGGCTGAAGCTAAGGCGATGAACGCTCAACCGTTGGCGTTAAGTGTTATGGAGGGTCAACGGGATGACGGGAGCGTGTTTGCGATTTGCGCTGATCCGGCAACTGTCCACGCCTACGCGTCAATGAGACCTGAGTGCGACTGCTGGACGATGGATGAAGTGGCGGTCATCTTGCAGCAGGAATTTTTCACGCAGGCGGTGAGCATTAAACGGGCCATGCCAGGAGCTGAAGTGTTGACGCTGATGGCGGAAGAGGATATTGGTCCGGTGTACAAGGGAAACAGTGAGCAGGCTTACGCGTTGAGCAAGGACGCGTTGGCGGTGATGGAAAGTCAGTCAAAGCGACATGGTTGAAACGTTTGGCGGAAGGCTCCCGGTTTTTGCATGTTTTTGGCTACGGGAACATGTGGGGGTGCCTGATGTAAGCAGCAAGGCGGTGATCGGTCAGTGAGAACGATTCACGATTGCGAGTGAATCTGATTCGAGCATGATGCTTGATCGATAGCGATTCTCGATGCTATGCGACGTGATGTAAAGCCAATGAATCGGAGCGCATTGGCGTAGCCATAGGCGCGCGAAAAGCGCCCTTGTAGGCGATTTTTTAAGGTCATGGCTATCACCCTATTTGCTTTCGAGAAAATCGATTGTCGGCGATTCTATTGGCTTATCCTCCAAAGTATTGCGACGAGCGCATGCAAGCGCCAAGCGTAAAGCTTAGGCGTGCGCAGTGCGCCAGTGCGCAAAGCGCTTGGCGATCAATAACGCAAAATGGCGCCAGTGCGCAAAGCGCTTGGCGCGCGAAAAAAAAGCCCCGAAGGGCTTGGATTAGGTGTCAATCATTTGTCAGGTATGAATAAAATTTTCAAACCATAAATTCCATTTGATGCATCAACTAAATTGCTCATCGCCATGTTGGCTAAACTTTCCGTTTCAAAAGCGCATACGCGACCATTGGCATGTTTATACGTCCATACGTAATCAGGTTTTCCGTCGACGTTTCTTCGAATGCCTTGGATGATATACATGATTTTTGCCCCTCAAAGGTTAAAAAAAATCGCGCACGCAAGTGCGACGCCAAAAACTATTGCTATGGTCCAATCGATCAAAGCTTGCATGGTTTAAACCTCCGCAAATTGTTTTGCTGATTTTCCGTGTACGACGATTGCAATCGATGCGGCGCTTGGCTTTAAAGCTCCATCGCACGCGCCGCATGTGATGCATTGTTTTTTGTCGCCACCTTCAGGGCTTGCTGGGCAAATTGCTTCGTTTTGAAGCTTGAGCGCCGATCCGATCGGGATAACGCGAAAAGTGCGCCAGCCCATTGCGCGCGCGACGTCGCGATCGCTAACACTATCAGCGCTTGCCATGCACAGCTCACGATGTGCTTGCGCGAAGGGTTCGCGCCATTGATGTGTGTATCCGGTCCAATCGCTGGCGAGCTCGAGCAATTCAAGCCAATTTTCCGCGGGAATCATGGCGGGATCGCCATAAGCGCCTAATCTAACCTTGCGACCCTTTAGCCAAAGCGCTGCAAGCTTTACATTATGCGAATAGTCTGGATAGGAACCGCGCTCGAAAGCTTTATAAACCGCGTTAACACTTTTGGAGTAGTCAACATAACATGTGCGCTTTTGGCTTTCATTGCCACGATGCACACAATCGCCACAAATGCTTTTATCATTGCCAGTATTGACGGCGCTGATAGGGTTAACGTCCGATCGAATAATGTACGTTTGAATCATGTTCCCGGTTTTGACATTGCTAGACTCAAAAACCGCGATCCCGACGATTGGCGCTTGATCGATTGGCGAGAATCCGCGATAAAAAACAAATCCGTTTGGCTTGCGCATGATATTGGCTCCGTTTTGATTGATTGCAACAAGCAAAACAATAGCATGGTCGCGCATTGATCGATTGACCATTTGTCGGACAATTTCAACCATTGAGGGGTTTATATGGCAGGTCAGCCACAAAAGCGCGCAGCGCTTGCTGTTATTGAGAAAGTAGGCGAGGAGGAGATTCTCGAGCGCATAAGCGCTGGCGAAAGTGTCCGGGCTATAGCCGAAAGCATTAAGGTAAAGCAAGGGCATTTAAATAGATGGTTACTGGCGCCAGAGCGCAGCGCTCAGTACGCGCGCGCACGCGAGGAGCGCGCCTCGGCGCTGGCTGAGGAGGCGCTGACGATCGCCGACGAGGCAAAAGACGATCCTAGACTGCGCGTTGATACGCGCAAATGGTTTGCTGCGCGCCTCGATCCGCGTTCATGGGCGGAGAATCGAGCGCCCGTCGTGGCGATCAACATAGACTCGCAAGCATGGACGGCGATCAAGCAGGCTGAAGTGCTAACGATTGATGCAGCGCAGCATGATTGACCTAGTCGCAATCGCTTTACCAAACGCGACAATTGTCGCCCAAACGCGGAAAAACTGACAATCTGGTAGGGTTCGATGCGGTTTTGACGGTTTGTCGAGAATCATTCTCATCCTCGATTGACTCGGAAATGCAAACAATTCTCATTTGATAATCGTTTTGACCCCCCTGGCGCGATTTGGGCGGGGCGGCTTTGCCG